CCGAAGAGACGATCCACTGACCGCCGTTAGTCTGGTTTTCGTGCCATTCCTGCGTGGCGCAGTCGTATTCGTAGGTTGATCCGGTCGTTCCATCCAGCCGGACAGCGACGAACTCGTGACCGTCCCGCCAATGCGTGAACATCGAGACCGTTGAAGCGAGTCTGATCTTCTCTTCAAGCCAATGTTCGGAAATCCGCGTCGGAACGTCCGCCACACGGTAAACCGTGCAATTGGATCCCGTGAAGATCAGGCTGTTGTCGGCTCTTACGACACAGCCGGTCGAATAAATCCCCTTGTCGAAGGCGACGTTTTCCAACCGCGTGTAAGGAAGCGTCGAATCCCCGGTGTTGGACCACGCTTCCACTGTTTGAGCGCCGAACAGCCAGATATTGTCCCCCAGGGGAGCGATGTCCAGAAGGTCGTCGGGTTCCCTCTCGGCCGTCGCGTAGTTGAGCGCGTCCCAAGTTCGCCCGTCCAGGAGATTGGACCAGTAGAACCGACCTGGAAAGGCGCCATCACCCCTGACCGCGACGAACCTTGAACCGATGAAACACAGCGCTCTGACCGCTGCGGTATCGGGAAAGGTCACGTTGGCAATTCCCGCCGCCTTGTAGCTCCTCATCGTTGAACCGCGGGTGACCAAGAGTTCTGTATCCGAGCCATCCATCGACGCCGGACCCGTTCCGGCGATTGTCCCTGAGGCTACCGCCGACGTTCCGCGGTAAAGCGCCGTCCCGGAGATCGAGAAAACGTCCCCTCCCAGCGTGCCTTTCTTCGCGAACAGTCCGTTGATCGGTCCCGAGCCGTTGGTGACCAACACCCCTAGCCCCGGCCTCGACTGAAGCACCGTCTGGTTCTCGCTCGTCTCCGCCTTCTCGACGAACATGTTGATGAGGTGGAGCGGGGGAAGGTTGCCGATTGCCCGTTTGTATGCTGTCGAGCCGTAGGCGATCGACGGCACCTAGAAATACTCCGCCGGAGTGCGGTCCCTCGTGGTACCGAGCTTGTAGGACAAAGCCGCCTGAAATTGGTTTGCAGAGCGTCTGATGTCCGGGTTCATCGCCGCAGTGTCGTTGAACATCGCGATGAAAGCCCCTGAGCAGGCTAGAGCCGACGCGAGACCGACTTTTCCCCTGCCCGAAAGCGGAGCTTCGTCGGTCGTGGCCAGGTTCAGAAGGTCAATCCAGCCCGTCCGGTCGTACAGGCGCACTTCCCGCGTGCCGGTGCTGTCCACGCTCTCGTAAATCGCAAGGTCTCGGGGCGCTCGCGCCACTCCATCCGCCGAATCCTCGGCAGAAATGATGGCGGGCTCCGTCAACGCCACCCCTGACGCAAGGAGGTAGCGATAGCCCTCTTGTGCTGTATCGTCGGCGGTCAGGTAATTGTCGGTCAGTTGGCCGAACAACCCGGAATTAACCCAGCCGTCATAGAGCGACTGAAGGCAGACCATGCCATCTTCTGTTTCTTCGGCCTGTGGCTCAGCCCCAGACGCGAGGACGCGCGCGAGACGCATCGCGAGGGTGATGACATCGAGACAGGTTGCCATCAGCGCCTCCTTGAAGAATGGGGCCGAGTTTCCCCGGCCCCGTCAGTTAGGAAGCAGCGCCTTCGACGAAGTAGCCGACAGACAGGCGCACAGTACCCGCCGCACCCGTCGCGGCGTTGTTGGCGGCCACACCGACGATGCGGGTCTTGGCCGTCGTCTTGTAGCCGATCGCACCCGCCGCAAGCGCGGTCGAAGCGGTGCCGGCCTGACCCACGGTTGAAGCCGAGAACAGCCGCGTGGCCGAACCGGAGTCGCCGATGTTGAGGGTGAGGGTCGGAGTGCCGTTGGTGTCCATGTCGTCGGATTCGAGCACCGCAAACAGGATGCGCGCATTCGCCGGGATATCGAAAAAGTTGAGCGTGTCCGTGGTGGCGGGAGCTGCCGTGCACACACACTCGCCGTAAGCAACCTTGAGGTTGCCGGCCAAGCCGTGCCCGAGAGGCGGGCTGTTATTGGCAACGGCCGTGGAATTGTAAGTCGCCATTTCTTGTCTCCATTAAACGAAAGGGCGGCCCACGAAGGACCGCCCAGACGCTTTCATTCTTGGGTTGAATTAGTCGCCCTTGCCGACGACTTCGAAGGTGGGGTTGGACTTGAGCTTGTCGGCAACTTCCGGCGGAACATCCGCCGTCTTGCCGCGCTCGAAGGTGATCCCGTAGGCTTCCGCGACCGCGTTGTCCGTGGGATCGTCCGTACCGATGAAGCGTACCTTCATGTCAGCTCTCCTTAGCTATCGGCCGCAGCAGCGAAGAAGCACGACACGATGCCCTGCTGCACGCCATTGTAGGCAAGCTTCTTGACGCCAAGGAGTTCCTCGATCGCGACGCCTGGACGGAACTCGTAGTCCTTCTTGGTGTCGGTGCGAGGAGTCGGCTCCTGGCCCCATGCGATCCCGACAGCCTGCGCTCCGCAGAGGAACACCGGCCTGACATCGCACGAACCGTTGCCCACGCTGTTGAGGTTATAGGTGCCGGTCGAAGACACCGCGTCGATCTCGGGGACTTCGCGATGGATAATCCCGTCGTAGATGAGATCGCCGTCCTGGAAGATCGGATTCTCTGCCACGTCGCGGGGACGCGCGTCGCGGTTGGCCTGCGTCATGGTCGAGTCCGCCTTCAGGTCGCGGAAAGTACGAGACCCGTGGAACGCCACGAAGAACTCCTGCCCAATCTTGGAACGGAAGGGCCGGATGTGCGGGTCCGCCAGCTTGGCAATGCGCTTGGCAAGGCTCATCTGGGCGACGTTGCACTTGTCGTTCGTGGTATCGACGTTGCCGAGCGCGGTAGCGAAGGTCGCCGAGTAGTTCGAGACCGCGTTGCCGAACAGCAGGCGATCCGAATTGGCGGCAGCGAACGCATTGCGGTTGGCGGCCGTCGAGACATCGAGGTTGACCGTCGTGTCACTCGTAGTGACCACCGACAGCAGCGCCTTGATAATGTCGTCGCGGACCTTCTCCGCTTCCCACGCCTTCAACGTATCACGACCGGCATTCAGGAGGTCGATCTCGGTTTTGAAGCTGGTTGACTTCGGCACGCGGACGCCATTGCGGCGCCAATCGACCGAGATCGCACAATTGTAGTTGCCGAGCTCTTCCTCGTTGCCGTCGAGAACGGACGAGCCGGTGACGCCGGCCGCCTTCAGACGGGTGATGAGCGGAATGTTGATCGTCTTGCCGGCCTCTTCCTGAAGCTCGTACTTGGCAATGATGATCGAGTTGTTGGACCTGCCCATGTAGCCCGAGAAGCCGGACTCACGGATATACTCCTGGAAGTAGTTGGTGATCCACTTCTGCTTTTCCGATGCAGAAGTAAGGGTGACTTCAGCCATTTAAGGTCTCACTTTATGATGCTGTTGAACGCCTCCCCCGGACCCGTCGAAATGTGCTGCATCCCTCCAGCGGAAGGCGCAGATGCGATGGATGGGGGCGGCACTCCTGGTTGCGGTGTGGCTTGCGCCGGTGGGGCCTTCTGTGCTGCTTTCCAGGCCAGAAAGGCTTTGATCTCATTCGGATCGTCGCCAAGCTCAGCGAACGTGGTTGCCCGCTTGTAATGCTCGACGAGGAAGCCGTAAGGGTTTCGCTGCTGGAGAAACTGCTGGTAGAACGCGGGGTTCTGGGCGAACGCCTGCGCTCCCCACTGCATGGCCTGCTCGACGGTTTCCGCCCCAGCACTCTGCCGCGTCATCTCTTCCGAGATGTTGAGCGTCGTGTTGAGCGTTGCCGCCTGTAACTGGAGGTTCTGGTAGCGAACGAAGCCTTCCGGGTCCTCGAAGAGGTCGGGTGGAGACTCCGGCTGTTGCTGCTGCGGCGGGTTCTTGAGCGCCTGGAGCTCCTTGCGGATCTCCTGTAGCGCCGCGACCGGCACGTATCCGTCAGGGACTTGGCCCTGATCTTGCTGTTCCTTCGCCTTGAACCGTCCCCTCTCGTCACGTTCGCGTTGCGCCGTTTCGGTCGGGGTTTCGGCTGTGGGCTCGGGCTGAGATTCCTGCGGTGCTTCGGCGGGTGCCTCCACAGCCGGGGTTTCAACAGGCGCAGCTTCGCCATTCGCCGGAGGACCGGCGTCCAGAAAGTCCAGATTGTCCATGTGAGTTTCCCTTGCGACCCCGTAGCGTCGGATCGCTTCACGATACGCCCGAGCCCCGGCGGCGGGTTGTCACTACGCGTGACCGCGATACGCCCGTTAAAGCCCGGCGGCGGCTGTCCTTGTTACTGAGGCATTCCGTTCGGCATGAATTGAGGCGTTGGCATGGGATAATGCTGCCCCCAGAATGCCAGTTGCTGCTTCGTGAATGCCGTCTCGGTTGAAATCTTGTCGGCCTTGGCCGCAGCCTCGTTGGCCTGAGCCTGCGTCTTGTTAACCGTCGCCACTGCGCCCGCCTCCTGAAGCTGCTGAGCCCCGGCCGCCTGCTGCTGCATTTGTTCCTGACGCTGTTTCCGCTTCTCGATGAGCTTCGACTTGTCGGGGATGCTCGACAGCTCTAGAAGATCGTCGAACGGCACTTCCTGAGGCCCGTACATCTGGGCGAGTTGGCTCAGAGCTTGGAACTGCTCGTCAGCCAGGACAGCAGTATCCGGCACGGTCTCAAGGATGATATCGACATCGATCTGGGCAAGCTCGTTATCGACCTGCTGGGTGGGCATTCCCGTCATCGGATCGACGACGACCTGAGGCTGGTTGATCCCGATATATTGCGGTGCGCCTTGGTCGTCGGTAACCCGAATGTAGTCAGGAGCCGTCCAGAACTGGCGGCAGCGGTCCCACATCGCGCGGTAAATCCTGAGCTCCCAGTTGTGCAGCCCCTTGTAGATCACCGCATCTTCGGACATGCCCGCCTGCTGGCGGACCTGCTGGGCACGGCCAGATGCGTCCTGCGATTGCCTTCCGAGAATGGCCGGGTTCGGTCCTTGCCGGTCGAGCTCGGATTCGGCCAGAGACAGCAGGTTGAACTGCCCTGTGGAAAGGTCGGTCTGGCTCGTCGGCTGCCATCCTGGAGGAATCACGCCATCCGGTCTGGCCGCTTCCTTGCGCACCAAGTCAGCATCGAAGCTCAATGCGATATTCGGGTCCTGCGCCTGCACCTGGCGGTTGTTGAGCATGTGCAGCAATTTCTGGCGGCGCTTGTTGAACTCGTCCTGTGGGCTACGCATGTCACGGCCCACACCAATCCGGTTGTTCTCCCGATCAACGTAACAAGACTGAGCGACGATCGCGCAATCCGGCTGCTTCTTCTCGTCCTGGTACTGGCTCATGCCTGAGGCGAGGATTCCCCCGGCATGGAATACGCAGCGATACCATCCCTTGGGCTGACGATGGTAAATCTCGACCACCATCAGGCGCTTGTTCTTGCGGTCGATCCAGTTCGACGTCCCTGACTGGGGCCGGTCGCCGAACGTCTCGTCAATCGAGAAGTCGGAGCTTAGAGCGTCCTCAACCTCCTGCTTCTTCGCCGGGTAGATCGACGAGACCTGCTCGGCATACATCCACTTCGCAATGCCCATGTAGCGGGCGTCAGAGAAATCCTTCTTCCTCGAGCGAGGATCGTAAAAGAACTCTTCCCAGCGTATCTGCGTCAGCTTGGGCCGGCGCATCGCGTCGATCTCGACCAAGGCAGCGCAGACACCCGGAACCAGGTAGTCGTAGGCGCACTCCAGCCTCAGGTCGCTGAAGTCGTTGATGTCGGACACGAACCTCAGCGTCTTGGTGACGACATCGGCCGCGTCCTCATCGACGCCGGGATTGCGGCCATAGGCTCTCGGGTCCGACTTGCCTCCTTCAAGAACCCCGAGCGTGCCGTTGATCGACTTGCGGTAGCGGTTGAATACCGTGTCCGGCTGACCGCGCGTCTTTAGAGTGTCGCGTTCGTCCTTGGTCAGCTGGTAGCCGTGATAATAGTCGTCGTCGATCTGCTGGTCTTTGCGATTGTCAGCCAGCAGGTCTCTCGCCTCGGCAAACATCCGCCGGTACTGGGCGAGATCGGGAGTGTCTGAGGGCTGCGTGTCAGCAACGTCCGCCATCACGCCTCCTCAGATCGTTTTCCAGCTGTTGCGGACTTCCTTGCGGCCCCACTGGGCGAGGTCAGGCGGGTTGCGGCTCTTGGTCACCGTCTGCACCGTCGCCGGATGCGCCATGTCGAGAGCACGACCAATCAGCGACGCGCAGTCCACCTCATCGTCGTGCTTGCCGGCGGGAAAGCTCAGATACTCGGCTAAGTCAGCGCCGGGCTCGACCCTGACCTTGCCCATCGCCGCACGGGCCTGGAATCCTCTTGCTCTCGTCGGTTTATCGTGAATGCTCGGCAGCCATTCGAGACGACAGAACACCTTCTTGTCCAGCATCTGGCGGCGAAGGAAAGGTTCTATCGCCTTTCTGATCACCCCAGACTCACCGAACCACGCCAGCGGCTTGTGGCGCTTAATCAGATCCAATTGGTGATCGATCCACTCGTCTGCCGCGGTCTGCCCTCGCCACCCGTCAAGGCGGTAGATCGTGCCTAAAGCATCGACCCCCCAAATGCGGTGAACCGTATAGTCACCGCCCCCATCCGTGACCGCGTAGTCCGAAGTGCCGTAGATGTTGAGGACTTCGGGTTGCTTGTTCCACTCCTTGAACCAGTCCCTTTGGAAGAATGTACCTTCGTCGGGCTGCGGCCTCTGCTGGTAAAGCGCCGACCACTCTCTCGGCCCGATCGTGTTCTTGATCCGCTCTAATGCAGCTTCGTCGTACCATTCAGGCCAGAGCGCTTTACCGTTCTTGTCGATTGCCGGGAGTTCAACCACCCGCCAGTCGGTCTCAGAAGCGAGCAATCGTCCAGCTAAGTCATCCTCGTGCCAGCGCGTCTGGATCAGCACCACTGAGCCGCCAGGCATCAACCTGGTGAAGAGCGTTGATCTGTACCAATCCCACACCAGGTCTCGTCTGCGCTCGCTGTCCGCTTCCTCGCGGTCCTTGAACGGGTCGTCGATCAAGGCGATGTGCGCGCCGCGGCCAGTAACCGCCGTCCCGACACCAGCGGCAACATAAGCCCCGCCGCGATTGGTGTTCAGTCTCTGCGCCGCATGGCTATCCGACGCCAAGGTGACACCGGGAAACACTTCCTCGAACTCTGGCTCGGCAACGATATTACGAACCTGCCGTCCAAAGTCAGAAGCCAGGTCGCTGTTGTAGCTCGCCGCGATGATCTGCCGCTCTGGCCTTCGTCCCAGTACCCAAGCCGGGAACCTCTTGCTCGCCAGCTCCGATTTACCATGACGCGGCGGCATGAAGATCATCAGCCGGTCGCAATGGCCGGCCTCTACATCCTCTAGCGCTTCGCAGATCCGTTTGTGATGCTCGGCCGATCTATAGAGCCCGTTTGTGTACTCAGTGAACGCGAGGAGCGATCGCCTTGCTTCCCTCCGCTTCAACTCTCTGGTCAGCCGCTCCAGCTCGATCAGCGAGGAACGGAGCAATGGTTTCGCCAAGGGCGCGGATTCGCTCGCAGAGCTCATCATCGCTCATCTCGATCTCATTGTTGAAGTTCAGGTTCACGTCCTTGGGCAGAAGCGATGCGATCACCTTCAGATATTGGTCTGGCTTCTCGTCGCGGACCTTCTGGATTGCGCCAACACCGTGTTCGGTGAAGTCGTTGTGCAGGGCCTCAATGAACGCTTCGCCTAGCTTGGTTCGCGCACCGACAGGGCGCCCGCCCATCCCAGTATGGCCCAGAATGAACTGGCCCTTGTCATTCCGAACCGGCGCGAGAGCGTTTGGCTGTTCGTCCATCTCACCATTCCGTCACGAAAGCCGAGCCTGAGCCGTCAGCAGCCCAAATGCCATTGAGCTCGCCCGTGTAGAATTGGAGAACCGCGCTATCGTTCTGGGCGAGGCTGAAGCTGTAGTTCGTGGTCGAAGCCGTGCCTGAGTCCATCAGCACATGAAGGCGGTTGGCGTCGCTGTTCTCGATCGTCACGCCTTTGCGGTTCGAGTTGGCCGAGAGCAGCTTCTGGCTCGCCGTTGTGGAATCGATCTTGGCCATGCATCTGTCCTCTTAGTTCAATCCGTGATAACCCTGCTCGGCAGCGAGGTGCGTGTTGGTCCGCCTGTTCTTGAAATATC